GCTTTCGTGAAGGTGCAAGCCGCGAGCCGCGTTTGCCGCCTGCGCCTGCATGCAACAGGCGTAGGCGTCGCGGAAGCGGTCCAGCGCGCTAGGCGCTTGGGCAGTGGTGCCGGCGTCCATGAGGGTGCACCCCTCAGGCTTTGCCGGGAGCGGGTGCCAACCGGGGCGACACGGACAGCCGCCCGTTTCGGTCCACGTAGAGCGCCGAGGGGTGCAGGGTGTAGAGGCCGGGCGGATGGCCGACGCTCTGACCTTTCGGCAACACGATCTCGAACTTGTCCGGGACCGGACCTTTCTCGCCGTTCTCATTCACGGCGTGCAGGTAAGCTGTCTGGGTCAGGAGCCGGGCAGGCTGGCCGGTCTTCTTGTCGGTGTAGTCGATCACGCGCAGACTTGCGCTGTGGACTTGAACGAGGATGGTCATGGTTGGCACCGTTGAGGTAGGAACATTGCTACGGTGCCGAGTGTGATAGGAGATTTCTATGGCTAGAACAGCGCAAACACTACTAGACGAAGCTATCGATTTGTGCGGGGGTCAGGCGAAGCTCGCTGCGCGGATCGGCGTGGAAGCGTCCCGAGTGAGCGCATGGAAAAACGGACTTGAGCCTATGACGGCTGAGTCAATCGGACTGCTGTGCGATGTGGCCGAACTGAGCGCGGAAGAGGCGCGAAGACTCGCGGTGCTACAGCTGATCGAGAGGGCAAAGCCGGCCAGAAAAGAGGCGCTTCGGCGGGCTTTTTTCGTCAGTCTCGCGGCTGGCGTCGCGGTGTTCTGTGGCGACGCGGCGACGAATAAGAGTTATGCAAAAACTATCGTCAATCAAACGTTGATTGACGCTCTATACATTGTGCAAAGGAACCTGCGCCGCTGGTTCTCGATGCGATGCGCGGTGCGAGCTTGGGTTTACTCGCGCGTGCAGTTCGGGTTTTCGACTGCCGGTGCCTGGAGCTTACAACCGCAATACAACAGCCGCTTTCCAGTGTAGAGGTCCGCTCAAGACCCCGAGCTTGCAAGGACAGCGGGACGCGGGCGCGTGGCGTCGAAGCCGGCCGCGATCGGACCCGCTTGCACCTGGCCTGCGGACGCAGCGGGCGCCACGGCCACCGCTGCCTGCACCGGCCGCGACCAGGCCACGAAGAACCCACCATCCGCGATCTGCGCGCAAAGTTCGGCCGCAACGCTCAGCCTGGTGCCTTGCTGCGTGTAGCACTGGCACCGGGAAGCACTGGCAATACATGCCGCCGGGTACGGGGCTTCCACTGGCACCGTCACGCCGTCATAAGCCGGCGCGGTGTAGGCCAGGCCGGCGACGCGCGGTTGGTGATGGGCGACGTACTGCGCGGCGGTGAGTTGCTGACCACCGCCAGGCCGGGCCGGGTCTGCGGGCGGGGCCGCAGACGCGGCCCGCCCTGGTCCCGGGGCGCCGGTCCGTTCGGCCACTGAGTCAGCGTTCAACCGCGAGTAAGCGACCCAGGCAAGCGCGATGAAGACGAACGGGATAGCGAGCAGCACGAAGACCCGAGCAGGGACACGGCGCTTGACCGTGTGCAGCTCAGCGGACTTGTACCAGTTGAAGACGTCGGTCGGGTATTTCCACTCGTGCCGTATGCCGCCCTCGCGCGAGGTGGCCACGTTCTCTCGCACACCGTTCGGGTATTCGTAGACGGTGGCAAAGTGGGTGCCGAACTTGCGGACGATATGAAAGTGCCGGTCGACCAGGCGACGCACGAACGAATCCATGAGCATCGGGTTTTGTGTGATGAGCACAAAGTCGATACCCCGGTGCCGGTGCTTGGCGAGTTCTTCAATCCAAGGCGCCGGCTGGCCTCGCCCGCGCACCGGGAAGGCCGCCTGGCATTCATCGAGCACGACGATGGAGCCGGGCTCAAGTTCCTGCCAATCCTCAGCCTTCCACTGCTGCCAGTTCAGCGTCAGCCCGTTGATGCCGTTGTGAAAGACCGCCCTACCCTCGCGCGTCGCCCACGCCTCCACCCACTGCAACGCGTAGAGCGTTTTCCCGTGCCCGGGGAGCCCGGTAACCAGCACCATAGGCATAGCGTTAGCTCCTGATCGCCAGGCGGCGCAAGGTGCCCGACGTCAGCCCCTGGAGCAGCATCCGTGCTGCGAGCGCCGACGTGAGGATGGAGATTGCCGTGCCGAGCTTCATCGTGGAGGCAACCGACACGGCCATAGCGGGAAGCCCGCTGATGTTCGACAGCAACGCGTCGCGCGCCGCAGTGATGCCGACGTCGACGCCGGAGAAAGCGACGTACCCAAAGCCGAGCGACACCAGAACTCGACCGACCAACGTGCCGGCGGCCTGCAGAAGGCCACCAAGCAATGCAGCAACCCACAGCGGCATAGTTACCCCCTGAAGACGATAAAGACGGCGGCCAGCATGCTGACCCCCACGACGACCAGGCCGAGCGTCTGGAGCGGCGAACAAAGGCCCGACATGGGCACGAGAAGCGCGTTGCCTGCAATGTCGACGCTGAAGTCAGCCGGACAGGCGCCCGGTAGCCGGTCCGCCTGATCGATGAGCGTTGCAAACGCTATGGGCGACTGCGTGGCGCCTGGGTGCCCTGAGGGCCTTACCCCGCCCTCCCCTGCGGCCAGGCCGGCGTCGACGGTGGCGCCGGTCGGTTCGAAGAACTCACACGCGCGGCGCGCCTGCTCCCGGGCAATGGCGCATTGGATGGCATCACCCTTGCACGACACCGCGGCGCACGTGCCGCCGATGCTGGACTCGGTCTTGTCTTTGCACGCAGGGGCAGTCGGGTTCTTGCGGCAATAGTCCTGCTCGCTCTGCTCCTCCTTCTTCGTGCCCGCCGTGGAGCCGTCGGGCTTGGTGTAGTCCGTCGTCGTCGTGCACTTGCCGTTCTCGCACGTGGTGGATTCCTTCGAGCCGGTTGCCCCGTTCGGAGCGCCCGGGATGGGCGGCGGCGTGCTGCCGGCTGGGGCACTCGCCCCGGTGGCGGGTCCGTTGGACGTCGTGCCAGTGCAAGGCACACACACGGCGGCGCCGTTCACGGTGCCGGGGCAGTTCGGCGGGGGGCACGGTGCCGGGCCAGGTGAAGGACCCGCGCCGGGGTCGTTGCCGTTGGAGTTGTTGCCGGCCGCTGCGCCCTGGCAGCTGCTGCTGTCGGTGGTGACGTAATCGCCATTCGTTGAACTCTTGTTCGTGCCGGCGAGGTAGCCGCGAAACGAAGCGGTCATGTTGCAGCCGCCGTAGCAGAACGTGGCGGTGTTGCCGGTCCAACTGAGTTCCTGCCCGCGCAGGCCCTCGCGCACCGCCTGGCAGTTGAGCGGGACACACACGCCGCCCTCGGCCTTGAAGCCCGAATTGCAGACGCAGACGCCACCGATCAGCGTGGCGTCTGTGGGGCAGGCGCCAGGCTGAGTGACCAGCTTGGTTTGAAAGCCGGCGCGCGTGAGCGTGCGCCAGACAGCGTTCTCTGCCGTGATGATTTCCCCTCCGCAGCTGCCGCCATCGGCTGACACGTTCGCATTGCGCGTGGAGGTGTTGGGCAACGCGCCCAACGACGCCACGGCTGCGACACACACCGCGAGCCTGTCCGGGCCTTCTTGGTACGTGCTGCCGCGCGTCGGCCCCTCATTGAGGGCATTGGCCGGGAGGAAAAAGTAAGTGACCTGCGAGGTGCCGCCGTTCGGCACAACGCCGTAAGCCAGGACGTCGCCCGACCAGAACCCGAGGGTGACAAGCCAAAGGAGGACGGCCCAAATCAGTCGGACAGGATGAGCCACAAGCCCCCCAACAGCGCAAGGATGAGATAGAAGCCCACGGCGTGCCTTTCGAAAAAGGCGGAGCGCGCTAACGCCCCGCCTGGCCGATCACAGAGCGCGGCGGACCCACTTGTAGAGCTTGATGCCCACGGCCACCGAGAACACGGCGGCGCCGACTGCGGCGACGTCGGTCAGGACGCCGGTGATCTCCGTCACCGACACGGCTGCATGCGAGAGAGCCGGGGCGGCGAGCGCTGCGACGGCCGAGTACTTCAGAACTTGCTTGCGGGTCATCTTGAACCCCTTTCATTCCCGGAGATTGAAGGACCGAAGCCAGGTGCCGGGCCACCGAGCCGAGGTTTTCTTAGTCGCCGTCTGCGCGGTCTTTGAGCGTGCGCATGAGGTACCGCCAGGCGGCGGCGGCGAGCCAGACCGAGGCGACGGCCGAGGACACCAGCGCGGCATCGGCGTAACTGAGCTCAAACGGGTTGGCGGACGTAGACGCCGTGCAGCTGGGCAACGTGACGACGGCAGAAGGATCTGCCGCGCGCGATGCCCAATCCGCCAAGGCGTCGGCCTCGACGTCGAAACAGCGACCGTGTGACAGCGTGCCCATCAGACTAGGCGCGGCGCCGGCAATGCAAGCGCGCGAGCGCGGTCAGCGACCCAGGATAACGGGC